ATCTTATGATGCTCAAGGAATTCAGGAGTTTCAGGTCGAACTTCAGGTTCTTTACTGGGAAGCAATTAAAGGTAACGGTGCTAACGCTGGTGGAGAGGACATTAACTAATCGCCTAAATAGTGCTATAATAGAAGTAAAAATATTATACTATGGCTAAACTGTTTGGTTTTTCTATTGATGATGGTAAGAACAAGGCACCGTCAGTAATATCCCCTGTCCCGAAAACAAATCAGGATGGGGTTGATAATTATATTTCAAGTGGATTCTATGGATCTTATCTTGATATTGAGGGTGTTTATAAAACTGAACATGATCTCATTCGTAGATATCGTGAGATGGCTCTACATCCAGAAGCAGATGGTGCTATTGAAGATGTTGTTAATGAAGCGATAGTTAGTGATTTATATGATTCTCCAGTTGAAATAGAGTTATCAAACTTAAATGCTGGAGATACACTCAAAAAAGTAATTAGAGAAGAGTTTAAAAATATAAAAGAAATATTAGATTTTGATCGTAAGGCACATGAGATATTTCGTAACTGGTACATAGATGGTAGATTATATTACCTAAAAGTCATAGATGTTAAAAATCCAATGGCTGGAATACAGGAGCTTAGATATATTGATCCTATGAAGATGAAGTTTGTTCGTCAACAAAAGAAAGAGGATCCAAAAACAAGATTACTAGACTTAGGTCCTAAAGGTCCTCAAGAGAGTGTAAATGAACCAGAGATTGAGGAATATTTTTTATATACAGCAAAACCAAATTATAACTCAGGTATGATTGCAGGTGCTGGTGGTAGAAAAGGTTCAGTCAAAATTGCAAAAGATTCTGTTGTCTATTGTAGTTCTGGTTTAGTAGATAGAAATAAAGGAACAGTTTTATCATATTTACACAAAGCAATCAAGGCACTTAATCAGTTAAGAATGATTGAAGATAGTCTTGTAATTTATAGATTATCAAGAGCACCAGAAAGAAGAATATTTTATATTGATGTTGGTAATCTTCCAAAAGTAAAGGCAGAACAATATTTAAAAGAAGTTATGAGTAGATATCGTAATAAATTAGTTTACGATGCAAACACTGGTGAAGTAAGAGATGATCGTAAATTTATGAGTATGCTAGAAGATTTCTGGTTGCCTCGTAGAGAAGGTGGTCGTGGAACTGAAATTACAACTTTACCTGGTGGTCAAAACTTAGGTGAACTTTCGGACATTGAGTATTTTCAGAAAAAATTATATCGTGCATTAGGTGTGCCTGAGTCAAGAATTGCAGCAGATGGTGGATTTAATTTAGGTAGATCATCAGAAATATTAAGAGATGAACTTAAATTTGCAAAGTTTGTTGGTCGTTTAAGAAAAAGATTTTCTGCAATGTTCAATGATATGCTTCGCACACAATTAATATTGAAGAATATAGTAACACCAGAAGATTGGGAATCTATGGGTGAGCATATTCAGTATGATTTCTTATATGATAATCAGTTTGCAGAATTAAAAGAATCTGAGATGCTTCAAAGTCGTTTAGGTAATCTAGCAACTATTGAACCATATATTGGTAAGTTTTACTCTACTGAGTATGTAAGGAAAAAGATACTAAGACAAACAGACACTGAAATCATAGAATTAGATCAACAAATTGAGGATGAGATTGAGAAAGGTATACTACCTGATCCGTCGCAGATTGATCCAATTACAGGTCAACCACTACCTCAACAGGGTGGTGAAATGGGTGAAGTTCCTCAAGATCCTGACTTAGAAGCACAAGGAGAAGTCACTGATGCTCAGGCACAAAAAGACGCTAGGAAAGCCGAGATATAAATAAATTATATAATTAAACTATTTTTATGGAAGATAATGAATCACAACCAACAAATGTGTTGGATATGATTGCTACAGATGCCTCACCAGCAGAAATTACTGATACATTGAAAAGTATGCTTTATGCAAAGTCTGGTGAAAGACTTGAGTATCTGAAACCATATGCTGCAGCCTCAGTTTTTGGTGGTGAACCACCAGAGGATCCAGCAGAGGAACCAGCAGCAGAACTTGAAACTGAAGTAGATCAAGAACCCGAAGAGGAAAATGCCTAGACTATTAATTAAAGGTACAGAAGCAGCGATGGCTACCGCATCTGGTAGTGCATCAACATTTGGAAATGCAACTGTAGTTCGTGTCGTGAACACAGCAACAGGTGCTGATCATTTAGTAACTGTTGCAGAAAGTGCAGGTGGTACAGTGGTAGGAACCTTTACATTAATGAGATCTGAAAGTGCATTGATTGAAAAACAAAACAGTCATGTTATCTTTGCTGCAGCTGCTGCAGTCAAAGGTACAAAAGTAGGATACACAAACTAAGAAAATGAAACTAATTACCGAAGAAGTATCAAACGTCAAAATTATTACTGAAGGAAAAGGTAGTAAGAAAAGGATGTGCATTGAAGGTATATTCCTTCAAGGTGAAATTAAAAACCGTAATGGTAGAATGTATCCGATCAACACTCTCGAAAGAGAAGTTGAAAGATATAATGAAAACTTTGTCGGTAAAGGTAGAGCACTAGGTGAACTTGGACATCCCGAAGGACCTACAGTCAACCTAGATCGTGTATCACATAAAATTACTTCTCTTTGTAGAGAGGGAAATAATTTTGTAGGAAAAGCAACCTTATTATCAACTCCTATGGGTAAAATTGCATCTTCATTAATTGATGAAGGTGTAAAACTTGGAGTGTCTTCTCGTGGTGTTGGATCATTAAAAGAGGATATGCATGGTTGTAAAGTAGTTGGAGATGATTTTCAACTAGCAACTGCTGCAGATATAGTAGCAGATCCTTCTGCTCCAGACGCTTTTGTGAATGGAATTATGGAAGGAAAAGAGTGGGTTTGGGAAGGTGGAATCCTTCGTGAACAACTCGCATCAAAGACCGAAAAGCGTATTAACACACTTGTCGATCAAAAAAGACTCGAAGAGTATAAGTTGAACTTATTCAATGATTTCTTATCAAATCTATAAGTTCTATAAATAATATCAGATTTTACAAAATCTAATTAGCCCTTGGTAGCAATTTACAAAAAATGGATAACGTAGTAACCAAAAATGCCCAGCCCGCAGAACCAATGGTGGCGGGTGCCCCTTATGAGGATCTAGGTGGACCTACACCTACAAACTCAAAACCAGACGACGACTCTAACAAGTTGAAGATTCCTGAACTTGCATCTGTTAAAGATGTAGTTAATGCTAAAGCAGCAAAAGGAGATCCTATGCCTAAACCAATGATGGCAGGTAATGAACTTGAGGGAGAGGAAATCTCTGAAGATGAGGCTCCTGCAACTGATGAAGTTGTAGCAGAGGAGGAAACTACTACAGACGAAGTAGTTGCTGAAGAGGAAACAACTGAGGAAGAAGTTGTTGCTGAAGAAGAGGATTACAAAGTTGACGTTGAGCAAGACGTTCAAGCACTCTTTGAAGGTGAAGAACTTTCTGAGGAGTTCCAAACAAAGGCAAGAACAATTTTTGAAGCTGCAATTAAAGAAAAAGTTTCAGAAATTAAAGAGAATTTGCAGACCGCTTATGAGCAAGCACTCGTTGAAGAGGTGGATGGCGTAAGAAATGAGTTAACAGAAAGAGTTGACGCATATCTTGAGTACGTTGCCGACGAGTGGATTCAAGAAAATGCTCTACAAGTAGAAACAGGTCTCAAAACAGAAATGACTGAATCCTTCCTAGAAGGCATGAAGTCGTTATTTGAAGAACATTATGTAACAGTCCCTGAAGACAAATATGATGTGCTTGAAAGCATGGTAGATAAACTTGATGAAATGGAGAGTAAACTCAACGAGCAAATAGAAAGAAACGTTGCTCTAAATCAAAGACTAGCAGAATCAACTTCTGATGTCATCTTAGCAGATGTAAGTGAAGGTCTTGCACTTTCTCAGAAGGAAAAACTCGCTTCTCTTGCCTCAAATGTTGAGTTTGAAAGTGAAACAGACTATCGTGAGAAACTAGAAAA